GCCGAGCGCGACCAACTCCGCGCCGAGGTGGAGCGGCTGCGGGGACAATCCAAGGCGGCGCTGTTGAACGCGAAGCAGTCGCAGGACGGATGGAGCGAAGCGTTGAAGCTGCGTGACTCTGCCACCGCCAGAGCCGAAGTCGCCGAGCGGGAATGCGTGGAGTACATTGACTACCGAAACCAAGCGGTCATCAGTCGGAACGCGATGGAGCGGGAGCGAGACGAGGCCAGGGCCCACGCCGAAGACCTTTGCGGGGCGCTGAGTGACGAGCTGAGTTGGGCGCGTGCTTATGGACCATGCCAAGCCCCACACGTCAAGCGCTGCATGTGCCCGCATTGCGTGACAGAGAGGTCTAAAGCCGCCCTCGCCCGCACCCCGGCGCAGTCGCTGGGACGGATTAAGGCGGAGGCGTTGCGGGAGGAAATAACAGCGTTCGTTGCGTTATTCGGGCCTGCTGCCGGTGACGCACTAGAAGCCGAAGCCGACCGACTGGAGGCCACCGATGGACGCTAAACGGCTGGAGGAGTTGGCGCAGAAGTGCAAGGAAGCAATAGAGTCGCCTGAGTATTGGCTGGACAACTTTCTACAAACGGAGGACATCGCCGACCTAGCCCGCTGCGCTGCGGCTTGGGCGAAGGTGGAGCGGAGTATCAACCCGATGATTGAACGCCGGAACTGGCCGCAAGGGGCTAAGTGGTATTTTCGGCCAGGTGGCCGATCTACTGGTAGCGGCGACACCGCCATCGCCGCTGTCGAAGCCGCGCAGGAGGTGACTGATGCGAACAAAGGCTGAGGCGCTGGCGAAGCCGATGGCTGGGGATCGTTGGACAAACAAAAAAGGCGTAGAGCGGTACGTGACGAAAATAGAAGATGAGCGAATTGTGTTTTTCAACACGGACAGCTCGGTGTACGCGGATAGGTTCCGCCGCTGGGCCGCGAACGCCGAGTACCTAGGCGGTGCGGAATGATCCGCCGCGTCCGCATGGCCCGCAAGCGGCTGGCGATTGCGCGGGAGCAGGCGAAAGCAACTCTCCAGCGTTACTATTCACTGCCAAGCGGAGAACGGCAGCGAGTGTACTGGAAAAAAGAGCGGCGCATGAATCAGGCATGGGCTGTGGTTCGCAGGAAAGAGAGGATTGCATGAATTGGACAAGAGCGCACGACGTATGGATTGCCGAGCATTGCGAGGGACTGGAGGTATCGACCGAGTTTGCCGCGGAGCCGCACGAGATCCGTTTTAACGGGCCGTGGAAGCCCGTCGCCACCTACAACACCGACCCAGCCGCCTGCATCCGCGCGGCTGAGGCGTGGCGGAAGAAAGGCGAAGGGCGGTATTACAGCTTTAGGTCAGAGCAAAACGACGGCGGCATATTGTTCCAAGAACACGCGGTTTGCTTTTCCTCGTTTGCGAAGTTTGGCAGCGCGGACGGTCCATCCGCCCTCGCCCAAGCACTATACCGCGCCACCGGAGGGCCAGCATGAAGACCATGTGGTTTTGGAACTCGCAGGTAGGCCCATGGCGCTGCTGGGGCCTGTGGTACAAGCAGCGGTGGTTTGCGGGGCTGTCAATTGTGCGTAAAGGAGAGGAGTGGAAACTGTGATTCACGAACTGAAAACCCTACCAGAATACTGGGATGCGGTAAACAGCGGGGCGAAGCCATTCGAGGTTCGCACGAACGACCGAGATTTCAAGGTTGGCGACATCCTTCACCTGTACCGATCGGTAGATGCCGACTTCTACGGCGCGGAGTTCATGGAGTTGGCCGTAACCTACGTTCTGTCTGGTGGCAAGTTTGGCATTGAACCGGGGTACGTGGTGATGGGGCTGGGGGAGGTATGAATACCCTCCGACTAACTCGCGCCGAATCCGCCGCCTACACCAACGGCGAGCGGCGGATCTGGCGGGCGATGCGGAAGCAGCCGCGCGTCGGAATCCGTGGCGACGGCTCGATCATCCACCCGGAGTATTTGGTTTGGGAGGACAAGGGAGACATCATTCCGCTTACTCCAAGCTGCATGTACCGGATTACCCGGCGCTGTCCCTACGGCCAGCCCGGCGATTTGGTGAAGCTGTCCGGTGGCGAAGTGGTCGAGGGCGTGTTTATGATCTCCGCCATCACCGTCGAGCAGCGCGGCGGGCGCTGGGGCTGGGTTGTGGAGGTGGGGGCATGACCCGCCAACCGCCGGCCCTCGCCCGCATCGCCGAACTTGAGCGAGTCTACGCCGACGAATACCCGACGGCGCCGCGGGCGGAGCGCAAGCGCTGGGCGGTGGAAGGCGCGCAGTATGAGGCCGATGAGCGGGACGCGATAAAGAACGAAGGCAGCGAATGAAGTGGGGTTGGAGCAGAAGCGACGCGAAAACTTGGCGTTTCAACGCTGATTGGAGCGTCGTTTATGACGGCCACCGGTGGTATGTCGTTTGGGCCGGGAATTGGCTACACGAGGATTACGGGAGCGATGCGCTGGCAATCGCCGCGGCCGAAGCCAAAATGATTGACTGGAAATTTTAACAACCAGGTCAATGCCGACGGCCTGAACGAAAGAGGAGAGAAATGCCACGAATACCATGGAAGCCGGGCGACCCATGCCCGCGATGCAAACAGCCCGTGTATTCACGGGAGGATATGTACAAGGTAAGCCACAACGCCTGCCGTCCATGCGGCCAGCAGGCGCGGCGAGAGTACTTAGATGCAAAAAAAGAAGCGACGCCGTCCGAGCGTAACTGCGAGGATTGCAGTGCGTTTATAAGTGGCCTGACCACAGCCACCCGCTGTGCTGCATGCGTGGCAAAGAGACGCGCTGAAGGTGCCCGCCGAGGTACTGAAGCGATGATGGAAAAGCGCCGGTCAGAGCGCGAGATGCGCGAGGCTACTCGCGGACCGGTGGATGCGCCGCGGCCGGTGCGTAACGCGGGCGCGGCGTACAAGGGATTGCGCGGGGGGCCTGATTGTGAATGGGCAACGCTGGAGGACGTGGGTAATTCGGTGGCGCGCTGGGCTACGTTGGATGGGGGGCGGGTGTGAGCGGCTACCGGGCGTTTCTTGACGGCAAGCACGTTCAGCCGCAACCATCCGGCATTCCCGGAGAGTTTGACCTGAACAGCAAACTTTTCGGCTTCCAAAAGCAGAGCATCACGCGGGCTCTGAACGTTGGTAAGTTCGCACTCTTTACGGAGTGCGGGAGCGGCAAGACCGCCATGCAGGCGGAATGGGCGCGGCAGGTCTGCCAGCATACGGGCGGCGATGCGCTGATACTGGCACCGTTGGCGGTGACCGCGCAGACCGTGGCAGAGGGCGCGAAGTTTGGCGTTGAGATCACGCAGTGCCGAAGTCAGAAGGACGTGCGGACGGGTGTGAACGTCGCCAACTACGACATGCTGAAGCATTTCGACGCGGGCCGCTTCGACGCCATCGTACTGGACGAGTCGAGCATCCTAAAGAACTTCACCGGTGCGACCAGGCGGCTACTGCAAGACTCGTTTGCGAGCACGCCCTACAAGCTGTGTTGCTCGGCTACGCCGTCGCCAAACGATCACATGGAGCTAGGCAACCACTCGGAGTTTCTCGACATCATGAGCGGCGGGCAAATGCTTATGCGATGGTTCCTGAACGACACCATGAAGGCGGGCGGCTACCGGCTGAAAGGCCACGCCGAAGCTGACTACTGGCGGTGGGTGGCGTCGTGGTCAGTGTGCATGGAAAAGCCGTCAGACCTTGGGTTTTCTGACGACGGCTGGAATATGCCCGAGTTGCGCATTCATGAGGAGATTGTAGCCGTCGATCAATCCATCAACGCCAACGGCCAACTGTTCCGGGTGGCGGACGTATCGGCGACGGGACTGCATCGGGAGATGCGGCTGACGGCGCCGGCGCGGGCCGCGCGCGTTGCCGAGATCATCGGCGACTCGAAAGAGCCGTGGTGTATCTGGTGCAACACCAACTACGAGGCCGACGAACTGATGCGCGTGATCGACGGAGCCATCGAAGTGCGCGGCGACGAGCGGACGGAGGCGAAAGAGGAGAAGCTACTGGGATTCACAAACGGCGCGTTCCAGCGCATCGTCACGAAGCCATCAATCGCGGGTTTCGGCATGAACTGGCAGCACTGCAACCGTCACATCTTTTGCGGGCTGTCCTACTCCTACGAACAGTTCTATCAGGCCGTGCGCCGGTCCTGGCGGTTCGGTCAAACTCGGCCGGTTGACGCCTACATGGTCATCGCGGAGACGGAAGGCCCCGTCCTCAAAACGATCCGCGAAAAGCAAAAGAAGCACGAAGAAATGAAAGCGGCCATGGTTCACGCGATGGCGGCAATTCAAAACGGTACCGGGCGGCGCCAGCTTGCATCGGCCGTCGGCACAAAGCAAATGAATCTTCCGAGGTGGATCTAATGAACGTGATTTTAGACGAGCGGCACGGCCGCAACTGGGCGCTCTACAACGGCGACTGCTGCGAAGTCATCAAGGGCATTCCCGATGAGTCGGTAGACCTGACGGTGTTTTCGCCGCCGTTTTCCAGCCTGTACATGTACTCTGACTCCGAGGCCGATATGGGCAACTGCGCGAGCGATGAGGAGTTCTTTGCGCACTTCGGATTCCTTGCGCCTGAACTACTTCGCGTGACGACGACTGGGCGGTTGTGCGTGATGCACGTTAAGGACCTGCCGACGTATCGGAATAGTGACGGCGCCAGCGGCCTACGCGACTTCCCAGGCCAGTGTATCGCCGCCATGGAGCGCGCCGGGTGGGCGTTCCATAGCCGGGTGACGGTGTGGAAGTGCCCGGTGACGGAGCGGGAACGGACCAATAACAACGGGCTCCTCCATAAAACCGTCATGCGTGATTCTTCGCAGATCCGGCAGGGAATGGCTGACTACGTGCTGGCCTTTCGCAAGACGCCCCCAGGTGACAATCTCAGCACGAAGCCGATTGAGCGGCCGACTGGGTTCGAGCGGTATATCGGCGACGCGGCGCAAGATCCGCGCGAAACCGACCAGCACCCTTCGAAATACGCCCGCAAAGGCCGCGACGGGCGGACAAGCGTGGAGATTTGGCGGCGGTACGCGGAGCCGGTGTGGTGGGACATCGACCAGACGGACGTGCTGAACTTTCGCATCGCCCGCGACGAAAAGGACGAGAAGCACATCTGCCCGCTGCAGCTCGGGTTGATTCGCCGGTGCCTGGAACTGTGGTCCTCGCCGGGCGACGTCGTGCTATCGCCGTTCGCCGGTGTTGGCTCGGAGGGGTTTGTTGCGCTGGACGAAGGCCGCAAGTTCATCGGGATTGAGCTGAAGCCGGGTTACTTTTCAACGGCGATTAAACACCTGGAAAGCGCGGAGGCATATGCCGGCGCTCAAGGAGGGCTATTCGATGCCATCGACTGACAACCCTATCGCCACCGCCCAGCGCGAACAGCGAGAAGCGGCGGCGCGGTACACGATCAAGCAGCAGCGCGAAGCCGCGAAACGCTGGCGAAAAGACAGGCACCCCGGCGCCTGGGATGGCCTGTGCGATTGGCTTATGGAAGAGTGCCTGTTATCGCAGGAGGCCGCAAAATGACCCGCCCATGGACCCTAGCTGAATCCCGCACCATCGCCGAGCGCGTGATGGAGTGGCAGGTATTCGAGTTCCGCGGGCGACTGGTCCGCGTCGATGGCGGAATGGTTCCAGACTGGCCACATACTGACGCGGGCGAGGTGCTGGCGGCGATACAGATGGACGGGTGGCGCGTCGAAGGCTTCTGGACGGGGGCGAGCCATACGTTCTGCGTGCGGCTGCGGCACCCGATCACCAAAGACGCAGCCGAGGGTAACGCGCGGGAGTGGTTCGAGGCCGTGATGCTGGCGGTGTTGGCGGCGGTGGAGGGATGAGGGATTTCCACCAATACGCCGATGAGCCACTGAAGCCATATTTGCCAAATTCCATGCGGCGACTTGGGCACAAGGCAGATGGAGCGATTGCGGTGAGGCAGCGGAGCCACGTGCAGGCTGATTGGACATGGGAGGAGATGTTTATGCAGGACGATGAGGCCAGAAAAACCATTCGATATCCACGCGGTGAGAGGCCATGAGGCCGCCCGACGTCGAACTCGTCGTCCTTGGCGTGCCAGGGCCGCAAGGCTCGAAGCGGCACGTAGGCGACGGGCGCATGATCGAATCCAGTAAGAAGGTGAAGCCGTGGCGGGATTCCGTGGCGTGGGCTGCGCGGGAAGCCATGGCGGGACGGCCGCCGATTGATGGGCCTGTGCGGTGCCAGATGGTGTTCATTTTTCCGCGGCCGAAGTCTCGCAAGCGCACGGCGCTGCATGACCGCAAGCCGGATCTATCAAAGCTCATCCGGTCAACAGAAGACGCGCTGACCACGGGAGGGGCCTGGGCGGACGATGCGCGGGTGGTGGAGTATGTGACCACATGCAAGCGGTACGCCGATGAGATGCCACCGGGCTCAATTACGAGCGGCGCCGCGATCCGGATATGGCGGGCCACGCCATGACCATCCTCGACCAACTCAAGCGCGCCGGCGCCGTGCTGGTGCGCCAAAAGAATCACCAGGTGTGGCGCTTGCCTAACGGACGGCGCTACGTGATAGCGAAGACGCCTAGCGATGGGCGGGCGGGCAGGAATCAGTCGGCCGTGCTGAAACGGCTGATGCGGGCGAAGTAAACGGGGCCGCTATGCCGACGCGGCCGAGAAAGAGGGAGCAGATGAAGCGAGAACAGGGGTGCGGCTATGGCACGCGCCCGTAACATCAAGCCGGGATTCTTCGAGAGCGACGACCCGGCAAAAGTCGGCTATCCGCAGCGCCTTCTGTGGATCGCCATGTGGACGCTGGCGGACAAAGAAGGCCGCCTGGAGTACCGCCCGACGCGGCTCAAAAAGTACGCCTTTGGCTTCGATCCGGCGACCGTGGAAGACGTCGCGCAGTGGGTTCACGACCTCCACGACGCCGGGCTGATCGTCCTTTATCCGGTTGGATCGGTCGAGGTAATCCAGTGCGTGAACTTCCTGAAGCACCAGCGGCCGCACTATAAGGACCAGGAGAGCGAGTACCCTCCTCCCCAAAGTTCCCCAAAGTTCCCCGGGATTTCGGTTAATGATAAGCCGATCATAGACGATTTCCCCAAAGTTCCCCAAAGTTCCCCGGGGAATCCTGGGGAAACGCTTGATGATACGTCAATGATAGAGGCAAATCCCGGGGAATCCTGGGGAAACGGCCTATCATTGGCCGATCATAGACGATTTCCCCAAAGTTCCCCAGGATTTGCCTCTATGATAGGGGGGGTTCCCGGTATGAATGTTGAATGTGGAATGTTGAATGTGGAAGGGGGAAGGGGGAATGGCGCGCTGGCGCTCGCCCCGCCCCCGCCGCAGCAGCTCCGCATCGATGACAGCGGACCGGACCCCGACGAGCTTTTCCAGACCGCGGCGAAGTTTGCCTGCGAGCACCTGCCGGCCGGCGGCGATGTCGGGCTTACGGCTTCAGCCATGCGCTCGGAGTTTCAGAAGTTGGCCAGCTTCGAGGGTAACCCGGCCGGGTTCTGCCTGGCCTACACTGCCAGCGTCCGCAAGTGGCGCGCGGCATACGACGCCAACCCGGATCTGCGGACGAAGCAGGCGCAATGGTGGACCCGCGACGGCACGTACTCGCAAGCACCGCCAGCACCACGGGCGCCGCGAAGGTTTGGGCCGGTGGACTTGAAGGCCGGGCTGGAGGTGGACGATGCCTTGTAATCGCGGGACGGCCACCGCCCAGCTCAACCGCATGTCGAATCTCCAGGGGTTCGGCTTCATGGCACCGGAGACGTTCACCTCGCTCATTGACGTTCTCGCCAGCCACTCCGACGATGCGGCGCACGCTCGGGCGGCGGTGGATCTCATACTGGGCCGCAAATCGCTTCCAACGGGGCCGCAAGAAATCGCGGACGCGCTGAACGAGGCGAAGCATGGGCAGCCGGTAAACGAAGCTCCTCGGGCAAATACGGGAGGGTGCGGGCGCGAGGTGCCTGGGCTCACGTATTGGGACTACGATCCAAACTCGCGCGGGCTCGAAAAGATCCACCACCCGGCACGATGCGCAGGTGGAGAAATCCGCGTCACCAAGTGGGTACGGGTGCAGGGCATGGTGGACGAGCAGGGCAACCAGCTCAAACAGCCGTACGAGTTCAGCGCGAAATGCCGTTGCGCTGGGGGCACGCTATGAGCGAAGAGGACGAAGAGTTGCTGTACGCTCGGTTGACGACAATGCGTAGGGAAATAAAGGAGTTACGACGACACAGCAACCTGATGCAACGCATCTTAGCGGACCAATCCGCGACGATGGCTGCGCTGTGGGAAGCGCTACGGGTTGCGACGGCGAAGAAAATATTACACGTGAGGCTTGACACTGTGAAAAAAAAATAGCGTAATGGAAATAAGCCGTAAGGCTCCCCCGGTGGGGAAAATCACCGCCAGCCCTCACGGGCTCCCAATCGAGGAGATGCGCTTGGACACCTTGAAACTGGCCGGACCGACTGTGATTTGTGAGAACGCAAGCGGTAAGCGGCGAGCAATCAGCCTTGCAACCTTGCGCATCCTCAAAACCGCTGGTGCTGTGGCGCGGCTGATTCAGCGCAAAAAAGACAAGGCAATCACGCGGGTTTTCCTGTTAGCTGAACCAAACGAGATCGCCACGCGGATAACGGCGCAAGCCACTGTGGTTAAGGTGCTTCCGAATACCTACACCCACCGCTCATCGCTGATGGCTGGGTTGTGATGATCGACCAATTTGCTCAATGGCTGGCTAGTGTGGTGCGCGAGTGGCGGTTGCGGCAGCGTCGAAAGCACATTGCTGAACTCACACGCGACATGAAGCGAATGGGCTTTTCGCCCAACACGCAAAACCTTGAGCGTGTGATCTACGGCAATAACGAAGCCTACCTATGCCCACCTCCCCGCCCCGCTGGTGCGCACGATGCCGAGAAGCCCACGCCGACGCCTGCCCACAACGACAGCCGCGGGTAGACCATAGGCCACACGCTACAGCGCGTGGGTATGACGGTAGGTGGCAGAAGATCAGGGCGGCGAAGCGCGGACGTGATCCGCTGTGCGAGTGGTGCAAGGAAGCAGGCCGCGTGGTACTAGCCGAACTCGTTGACCACTACATACCACTGGCAGCGGGTGGTACTCATGATAATGAGAACCTAGTATCAATGTGCAGACCGTGCCATGGGTTGAAGACGGAGCAGGATAAGCGGAAGTATCCGCAAGTGTATAAAAAGAATACAGTTTGAGGTGTATAATATTTATACGAAATGGCTATTAGGGTGGGGGTTGTATAAATCTTAGACACATTGAGGACTACACCTCCTCGCCATCACGTGCAAGTTTTTCCCAACTTTCTGATTTCGAGTTATCAATATGGGCGCTAGAGGATTCCAACCAAGACCGGACAGCAAACGCGGCACCGTCGCCAACGGCGGCGTCATCCCCGAGCCGATCCAGGAAGACATCACCCCGCCCGTCTGGTGCAAATCCGATCGGCTGAAGCTCTTCCAAAAGCTCGTCGCCGAGAACCGCGCCGCGGGCGTGGCTATCCGGCAGGTGGACGCAGACCAATACGCCGAACTGGCCGACGCCATGATCGAGCGGCGGAACGAAACCGACGGCCGCACGAAACTGGCCTGGGGCCGGCAGATCGACGAACTACGCAGCCAGCTCAACATCGGGCCGCGCAACCGGCAACGGGCCGGAATCAAGGACACTCGTAAGCCGACGGCCGTAAACCCGACGCTGGCGATTATTGCACGTGCAAAACAACGAGGGAACATGGTTTGACGCTGAGGCTGTTGACACCGCCTGCGCCTTCGCTGAAACGCTGACACTCACGAAGTCCACAAAGAGTCGGCGCCCTGAGCCGCTGGTACTCCTACCGCACAGCAAAAAGCTGGTGGCTAACATCTTCGGCTGGAAACGGGCCGACGCATCGCGGCTGATCCGCAAGGTGTTTGCCTCATTCGGCCGCAAGCAGGCCAAAACGCAGACCGCCGCCATCATCGCGCTGATCGTGTTTTTCCTGGACCCCGAGCCTGAGCAGGAACTGTACATGGCCGCGACAGACGCGCCGCAGGCGTCGATCTGCTTCGAGGCCATCTGGTCGATGATTCGCACGAACCCAGCGCTGCTAGAGTTGGTCGAACCGACGCTCTCGCAGAAAAAGATCGTCCACCGGGAAACCGGTTCGATGATTCGGGCGCTGTCCGCTGACGGCAAGGGAAAGCACGGCTACAACCCTTCGCTCGTAGTTTTTGACGAGCTCCACGCCTGGGGGCCAGCCGAGCAGGAACTACTGGCCGCGCTCACCACCGGCAGTATGTCGCGCCGGGAGCCGCTGGAAATCATCATCACGACGGCCGGAAGTAGCCAAGAAACAATCTGCTACCGCGAATACGAATACGCGCGCCGGGTTCTCTCGGGCGATGTCACGGACCCCTCCTACCTGCCGCTGATCTACGAAGTCCCAAAGGACGCCGATTGGACCGATAAAAAGCTCTGGCCGTTGGCGCTCCCGCTGCTTGAAACCGGGCACCAGAAGATTGAAGAGTACGAGCGCAAGTTTGACGAGGCCATGGCCCGCCCGGACCTGCAAAACCAGTTCCGGCGCCTGTACCTGAACCAGTGGACCTCCGCAGAAACCCAATGGATTCCGATTCACGAATGGGACGCCTGTGCCTCACCAACACCGATTGACTGGGCTGAACTTCGCCGATATCCTTGTTACGGCGGGCTCGACCTCGCCGCGGTTCACGATCTCACGGCCTTCGCGCTGTGCTGGCCAGTGGGCGAAAAAGTTTACTACAAAGTCTGGGCATACCTGCCCGGCGAGCGTATCGAGGACCGGAGCAAACGCGACGGCGTGCCCTACGCACAGTGGGCGGCCGACGGCCACATCCGGCTTACGCCGGGAACTACAACCGACTGGCGCTATGTCACCGCCCACATCAAAGAACTGGCCGACGAGTACGACATCAAGGCCATAGCGTTTGACCGCTACGGGGCGCGCGACACCGCCCGCGAATTGCAAGACGCCGGCCTAGACGTGATCGACTTCGGGCAGGGCTACCAGTCAATGAGTCCAGCGTGCCGGCGGTTTGAAAAGCTGGTCTACGACCGGGCCGCCGTACATGAAGGCTCGCCGCTGGTCCGCTGGTCCGTTGACTGCACGCAGATCACGCAGGCGCCGGGCGACCTCATCAAGCCGGTGAAGCCCGAGCGCATGAAGAATTCGAAGCGAATCGACCCGGTGATTGCCATTGCGATGGCTACTGGGATTGCGATTATCACCACAGACAAAAAATCCATCTGGGAAACGAGAGGAGCGCCAGTTTGAACACATTCGGGAAACTACTAGTGAAGCTGGGCGCTACACCTCCTCCAGATAACGACTTTTGGTATCAGCCTGTAAACGCCCCTTATGGCTCATTTCTTGCGCAGTACGCGAGCGGCGACACGGCGCTCCGTATCTCTGCGGTGTCCGCTTGCGTCTCCCTGCGGTCTGAAACCATCGCTTCCTTGCCCTGCCAGGTGTTCAAGCGCACGAAAGACGGGCGCGAAGCCGACCGCAACCACCCTCTATACCATATCCTCCACGACTCGCCCAATGAGGACATGAGCGCGTTTGAGTTTTGGCAGACGTGCGAGCAAGACCTCTGCATTGACGGCAATTTCTACGCCCGTATTCAGACCGACGGCCGCAACGACGTTTCCGGGCTGTACCCGCTTGACCCGTCGAAGATGGACGTGCAGCGCGATAAGCAAACCGGCATCCTCGTCTATCTCTACAAGGACGGGCCGACCGTCACGCCGTATCTCCGCGATGAAATCCTGCATATCCCCGGCCGTGGCTACGATGGCGTGAAGCGGCTTAAAGGCATGTCACCAATTGCCTACATGGCGCAAGATATTGCCATTGCCGGCTTCCAGGAGGGCTATGCGGAGCAGTATTTCCGCAACAACGCCGCCCCGCGCGCCTATATCGCACATCCCAACACGCTTTCGCCAAAGGCCAAAGACACAATCCTCGACTACATGATGGACAAGTTCGGCGGCGTCCGCAACGCGGGCAAGCTAGGCATTTTGGAAGAGGGAATGGAGATTAAAACCGTTCCCATTAACCACACGGACATGCAATTCATCGAGGGCCGGAAGTTATCAGTCGAGGCTATCGCCCGCGGCTACCGTGTCCCCCCGCACAAGATCGGCGAATTGACCCGCTCGACCAACAACAACATCGAGCACCAGGGCATTGAGTGGAAGACCGACACCATCGGACCGGAGTGCAAGCGCATCGAAAGCCGTTGCAATATGCAGCTCCTGGGGCCACGCGAAGGTAGCCGGTATTTCGTGGAGTTCAATCTTGACGCGCTGATGCGCGGCGATAGCGCGGCGCGCGCGGCGTTCTACTCCTCGCTCCGCAACATCGGCGCGCTAAACGCGAACGAAATCCGGCAGTTTGAAAACTTGAACGATTACCCGGGCGGCGAAGTGTACATGGTGCAGGGCGCGATGATCCCGGTGGCGATGGCCGGGGAGACACAACAGAAGGCGGTGGCGCAGTGAAAACGACATTCATTCTAGGCGGGCAAGTCCTCGCCGAAAGTGCCGACGCGAAAGCACCGCGCGAGATCATGTTCTACGCGGGCACGCCCGTGCTACGCACCGACGGCCGGAAGATGTTCCACCTTTCGTTTTCCATGGAACCGGACGCGGTGGACCTTTCGCTCTTGAACAGCGGCCGGGCTCCGTTCGTTGTGGATCACGTCGAAGATATCGACCACACGCTCGGCGTGATCGAGCGCGCCGAAATCAAAGGAACCGGTCGGGCCTTCGTCCGCTTTTCAGACCGACAGGAGATGGCCGGGCTGATCGGCGACATCAAAAGCGGCGTGCTGGCCAACGTCTCCATGGGCGCGCGAATCACCGGTGAACTCGTAAAGGCCGAGCCGGTCGAAACTGGCATTCCGCACCTTCGCGCTATTAAGTGGCAGCCGTTCCACGTCTCGCTTGTCTCGCGCGGGGCCGACCCGTCCGCCCAATTTCTGAGTGACTGCCAAATCGAAGTACCGGCAGAGCTTTTCACCGACCTCTCTGCACCCACTGGCGCGGCCAGCGAAGCAGATCAGAGCGAACAAAAGGCACGCCTGGCGCTGCAGATCAAGCAACGCCGTTTCCGCGTCCTTGGCCGCTAACCAACAATCAACCCGCGCCACAAGCGCAAAGGGGCAACCATGAAAAAGAAGCTACTCATTGAGAAGCTGGCCGCAACCACGGCCGAATATGAAGCGCTGCTGAAGGCGTCCGACGCCGCGGCCGATGTCGTCGCGCACCTCGCCGCGGTGGACACCAAGGAAGCCGAACTGAACACCGCCAAGCAGGAACTGGCCGCGGTCGAGGCGCTGGAAGCGAAGGCGAAGGCCAACGCGACGCGCGAATCGGGCCGGGTGACCAGCGACAACGAAGCGAAGCGGCCGTTTGCCAACTTCGGCGAGCAGCTTTCCGCCATCGCCTATGCGCAGTCTCCTGCCGGCGCCTTCCATGGACGTGGCGGGCAGGTGGACAAGCGCCTGTTTGAGCAGAACCTTGCCGCTTCCGGTGGCTCGGCTACGGTTCCGGCCGACGGCGGTTTTTTGATCGGTACGGAGTTCTCGACGGCGTTGCTGGCGAAGGCCCGCGAATCCGCGAAGATTCTGCCGTTCTGCAAAGAGATTCCGATTGGCGAAGGCAGCGATAGCGTCGAACTGCCGTTCATTGACGAAACCAGCCGCGCGACCGGCTCCCGCTGGGGCGGCATCCGGGTTTATCGCACCTCGGAAACCGATGCGCCGACGTCCACCAAGCCGACTATCAACCGGTCGGAATTGAAGCTCGAAACGCTCAAGGGCCTTGCCTACGCCTCCGAACGCCAATTGCGCAATGGTCCGGCTTACGCCTCCATCCTGGAAGACTCGTTTTCCTCGGAGTTCGCGTTCACGGTCGATAACGAAATTTGGCGCGGTACCGGCGTCGGCCAGTGCCTCGGCTTCAGCACCGCCGCCCATGAAGGAACGGCGTTGCTGGTGAGCGTGGCGAAGAAGGCCGCGCAGACCGCCGCCACCTTCGTCATTGAAAACGCCACCGCCATGCTGTCCCGTCTGCGGACGGTCCCCGGCTCGAATCCGGCGTGGTTCCTGAACCGCGATGTTGTCGGCCAGTTGCCGCTCATGACCGTCGGGCAGATGCCCGTGTTCCTTCCCAACGGCAACGCCGCCGGCTCGCCGTACTTCGGTACGTTGTTCGGCTATCCGGTCGTGATCGTGGAGCAGGCCGAAACCCTCGGCACCGCTGGCGACATGGTTCTGGCCGACTTCAGCCAGTACGTCGTCATCACGCAGGGCTCCGGCCTTCGCTCCGCTACGTCCATGCACGTCCGTTTCATTTACGACGAAATGGCGTTCAAGTGGTCTTACGACATCAACGGAATGCCGTCGATCAAAAAGCCCATCACGCAATTCAAGGGCAGTAACACGGTGTCGCCGTTCGTCACCACCGCCGTTCGCGCCTAATCCACCGGAGGGCGGCTAACTACCGCCCTCGCCTACAAAACCACAAGGAAAACTCACTATGCGTTACGAATCTCTCGCTACGAAGCATGTGGTCAAGGGCCTGGACCCGGTGGCCGATGCGTTCGCCGGCACGACCGGCTCGGATATCGTGGACATCACCGGGCACCAGTCCGCCACCTTTATCATCTACAAGGGCGTGGGCGCAACGGGCACCTCGACCGTTACCGTCGAAGCCTGCGACGACGTGACCCCGTCCAACACAACGGCGGTTCCGTTCTACTACCGCGCCATCACGTCCAATGACACGAACGGCGCCATGACGGCTGCCACTACGGCTGGCTTCGCCACCACGGCGGGCAGTTCGCAGGTGTACGTGGTCGAAGTGGACGAGCAGGAACTCGCCAGCGCCGGGTACAAGTACGTGCGCCTCAAGATGGTGGAAGTTGTCGATTCCCCCGTTCTGGGCGGCATTCTGATCGTGCTAAACAACCCCAAATTCGGCTACTCCACGACCAACTCCGTGATCGACTAGTCCGCTCCTCTCTCCTGACCGGGGCGGCTCCTCCGCCCCGCCTTTGTTCGAGCCATTCGCAGCTACCTGGAAGGCGACAACCAGTGGCACCCCGTCAAGTGGCTGATCCCTTGCCGCCGCTAGCTGCTTCTTTTTATGACCTCCCACGCCTACCAACTCGTCACCGCGCCAACCGAATTTGCCATTACCGATGCGCAGATGGAGGCGCACGCGCGCGCGGCCGGGCAACCAGCCGAGCAGTACCAACCCTACGTGCGGGCGGCGCAGGCGTACGTGGAAACGATCACCGGGCGCAAGCTAGTGACGCAGACGTGGAAGTGGTTCCTCGACGGCTTCCCCTACACTGACCGGCTTACCCTGCCGTTCGGCCAACTTCAAAGCGTCACCCACGTGAAATACACCGACACGGCGGGCACGCAGACGACGTTTTCCGCTGACTACTGGGAAGTATCCACCGCCCGCGATCCAGGCGTCCTGGCGCTGTCCTACAACCAATCCTGGCCATCTACAACCCTGCGCGTCCTCGACCCTATCGAAATTCAGTTCGTTTGCGGGTGGACCACGGCAGCGGATGCGCCATACGAGATCCAGGCGGCAATCCTCCTCATCGCCGCGCACCTCTACGAGCACCGTGAAGATGTCGTCCTCGGCAACTCGGCCAGCGTTGAAAGCAAGGCGCTGGAACTCGGCAGCCGGGCGCTGCTGGCTAATTGGAGGATTTGGTAATGCGCGCCGGCACCCTCCGCCACTGGCTCCTGATCGAACAGAAAAGCCTATCCGTCGATGTCAACGGCGACCGCACGGAAACATGGGCGACATTTTCCGAGTGCTGGGGCTCAATCGAAACCAGCGGCGGGCGCGAGTTCTTCCAGGCGAAGCAGACGATTTCCGACCTCTCGCACTCCATCACCGTCCGCTACAAGGCCGGGTACACGCCCGATATGCGGGTGAAATTCACCGACCCAAAGAACTCGAACGCAGCCCGCTACTTCAACATCCGCGCCATCGCCAACCCGGACGAGCGCAACGAAATGCTCGCGCTGCAATGCTCTGAGGTCACGATTTGAACATCAAAATCGAAGGGCTCACGGAACTCGCCGGGCAACTGGAAAAGCTCAAGAAAACCGCGCAAGGGGCCGAAGTGCGCGCTGCGCTCCTCGACGGGGCGAACCTCATCAGCGACGCGGCCAAAGCTCGCGCGCCAGTGGCACCCTACGCGACGAATTACCGGGGCCGGGCCATCGCACCGGGCGGGCTGAAAAGATCGCTTGCGGCGGCTGCTGGGCGGCAATTCAAGAACTTCCTGCAAGCCTACGCCTACACGCTCAAGCAGGCGGCACCGCACGCGCATCTGGTTGAGTTCGGAACGAAGGCGCACACGGTAGCGCCAAAGGATAAAAAGTTCCTCATGTTCGGCAACCTGTTCAAACGCTTCGCCAAGAAAACGCAGCATCCTGGCAGCCGGCCGATTCCGTTCTTCCGTGACGCCATCCGTGCACAGCGAAACAACGTGAAGCGGCTCCTAGAAGCGCGCGTTAAGGCCGCATTTGACGCGCTTGGGCGGGCTGCATGAGAATCTACCAGGCGCTCTATAAGTACCTCCAGACCGTTTCCGCCATCACTAACCTGACCGGTACGCGGGTGTACGACATGCACGCCGATCAGGGCCGCGTGGTGGACTACCCGGCCATCGTCATCGAGGTCATCGACTCCGCGCCGTTCCACTCCATCGGCAGCACCGCGCCAACGGCCACACGGCGCCCGGTGGCGCTGTATTGCATGGCGCAAGGCAACCCGAAGGCCGCCGAAGACCTGGCCGATCTGGTCTACACCAACGTCATCAACCACGCCGCCGAAATCACCACGGCGGCCGGCTCACTGACGGTTCACAGCACCCACCTCAACGGGCGGCGCAATGAGTTTGAGCACGACCTGGAGACGAGCGCAAAACTCTACTCTGTGGTCCTTGAATTTGACATCATCCACGCCATTTAGGCGCGGGTGCCGGCGGCACGTCGTGAGATGTTCCGCCACCCACTTTTAGCTATCGCCGTAAGGCGAAAGGAGCCCCTATGGCTGTAATGGTAGGCAATGCTGCCGCGCTCAAGATCAGCACGAACACAATTGGCGAGATGGACAATTGGTCTCTCGACGTTCAGACCGGACTTGAAGAGACGCAAGCCTTCGGCGACACCTGGAAGGAACGCACCTCGACCATCAAGGAATGGAGCGGCAGCGGTTCCGGCCGTCTCGACACCGCCGATACCAACGGCCATGTTGCGTTGAAGACCGCCTTCCTCGCCGGTTCCACCGTGGCGATCCGCTTCTACGTGGACGGCACGAATTACTACAGCGGGAACGCCTTTGTTCAGGCGTCATTCTCCGCGCCGGAAAACGGCATCATCACCGCCTCCTACACCTTCACCGGCACCGGCGCGCTGTCCTACACCTAAGGAGCCATCATGGCCGTACTCGCAGGAAACGCAGCCGACATCTACATCGCCACCGGATCGGGCACCGCCATGACGGGGGAGGCAGTAACCTCCCTCGGTGGCGGCGTCTACCAGATCACGGACACGGCGAAGCGTGCCATCAATCCCAACGCGGCCGTGACCGTGCTCGATGGCGTCTCGACCGTGCCGAAGTCCAACTATCAAATTGGCTGGGCATCGGGGAAGATCACGCTCACGAACGGGTACACGGCGGGCGGAACCATCACGATCACCGCCGAATACCTGACGCTGGCGCAGGCCGCGCAGGCGTTTGAGTGGTCCTATGATTCCGAGGTCATCACCGAGGAGTCGCAGACGTTCGGGGACACGTGGAAAGAGCGCACGTTGGTCATGAAATCCGGCACGATTTCATTCCAGCGCTTCTACAATAACGCCTACTTCGCCAATACGAACCTCGGCAGCTACTACGTGCTCTACCTCTACACGAACCTCGCCGGAAATGATCGCTTCATGGCGGCCGGGCATATGTCGAGCGCTGGAATCACGTCGGGCGAAAACGAACTCATCAAGGAAAACGTCTCTTTCGCGCTTCACGGCGAAGTGGACTTTTCAACCACGTAATGCACTACGACAAACAGGCGCGGGCGCTCGTCGTGCCCGCGTCCGAAATCAACCGCGTTGAGCGCGACGGCGCGGAAATCGACTTCAAGAACGGGTGGGTGCTGAACCTTCCCGGAACTATCACGATCACGGCAAAGGAGCCCAATGAGCAAGATCCTGGACCGCGTAGTAGCGGCCAAATTGAAGACTGAAGACCTGTTCGTTCCCCAATGGGGCGAGACGGTCCGCGTGCGCGAGTTCAACGCGGGCGAACGCGTGGACTTCGTGAAGGATGCCCAAGGGCAGACCCGCGTGGCGACCGTGCGCGCGGTCATCGCGTGTACGCTTGACCCTGAGAACGACAATCCAATCTTCGAGCGTGCCCACGTGGACATGCTCGTTACGAAATCAGCCGCGGCCGTCGAGCTGATCGGCGAAAAGATCCTCAAGCTCTCCGGCATCCTCAAGGAATCCGCCGAAGAGCTTGAAAAAAACTCACCGGCGAGCGCCTAAGCCTCTTCGCGCTCGCCGAACTCCTCCATATGCCCGTGTGCGAACTCAGCACGCGGATGTCCTCCTCTGAGATGACCGAATGGGCCGCCTACCTGCGCATCAAAAACGCGGAGATGGACAAGGCCGCGAAGTCCCAGCAAACCCCTTCTACTCCCACGCGACGCCGGTAAATCATGCCAATTCTCTCAAATCTCATTGTGCGCATTGGCGCGAGCACCGACGATTTCGACAAGAAGGTGGACCGCTCACTAAACAAAGTGAAGCGGTTTGCGTCCGACGTCACAGCGGCGGGCACCGCGCTATCCATTGGCTTTTCCGCGCCGCTGATCGCCGCCGGCGCCGCCGCCATCAAGGCCGGTTCCGATATGGAATCGCTCACCATGGGTTTGAAGGCCGTGATGAAAACTAGCGAAGCCACGGCGGCCGAAATGGCGAAGCTGCGTGAAGTGGCGAAGCTGCCGGGCCTCGGGCTGGAGGAAGCTGTCAAGGGCACCGTTCGCCTTCAAATCCTTGGCAATTCCGCCGATCAATCGCGCCGGATCATGGCCGAACTCGGCAACGCGCTGGCCGTCGTCGGTGGCGGGCGCGAGGACTTCAACGAGGTGATCCGCCAGCTTTCCCAACTGGGCGCCGTCGGCAAGGTGACGAAAGAAAACCTTGACCCGATCATCGAGCGCATCCCGCAACTCGCCGCCATTATCAAGGAAAAGTTTGGAGCCGAAGCGCTGGGCGATCCGGCAAAGACGTTTGAGCGCATGGGGATTTCGTCGCAGAAGTTTATCCAGATCATCACCGACGAACTGGCAAAGGGCGAGCGCGCGGGGAACACGTACAAGAACTCCTGGGAGAACATTCAGATGGCCGCGAAGGACGCGGCGGCCGAGTTTGGGAAGACACTCCTCCCAATCGCGCAGCGTGTGCTCGATGACTTCCTGACGCCGGGCATCGAGAAGGCGAAGGCGCTGGCTACGGCGTTCCGTGATTTGCCGCAGCCTACGCAGGATTGGGCGCTCGGGCTTACCGCCGTGGCGACGGCGGCGCCGCTGGTCGTGGCTGTACTGGGTACGCTTGCGGAAAAAGCAGCGATTCTTGCTGGCGTTTTGAATAAAGCTGGGATTACGGGCGCGACCTTTGGCGCTGCGCTTGGGACGCTGGCACTCGGGCTGAAATCGGCAGATGAAACACTGCTGATTTACGAAAAGCTCAAGGAAACCGGCTATCAGTTTGAACGGCTGACCGGGGCGTGTTCTGACGCAAAAAAGAACGTGGAGTTCTTCCGCGCCGTAATTGTTGACCTGTCAGGGAAGTTCCCGGACCTGTCTGGCAATATCAAGCGAGCATACGACGCCATCCGCGTTCTGTCTGACGCGACCATGCTCCCGGGCTTTGGGTTGTTTAAGGCGGCGCTGGATGCCATCAATACCGCCACGGCCGCAGCCACCGGACGGTCGAAGGAAATGGATTCCGCGATTGCCAACCTCAACCAGCGGACCATAGAGCAGGGCGCGCAAAACATCAAGCTGGCCGCCGACATGAAGAACTTTAACGGCGCGGCAGGAGATTTGATTCCAAAGTTGGCTGGCGTGGCCGATGCCCACAAGAAGACAGCGGAAGCGGCGTCGAATCTAATCAAAGTCAATACGGTGATGCTCGACCAAAACGGGCAACTGTCCAAAAACTCACTGGTTTACGTCGAGTCTCTTGAGCGCGTCAAGGCCGCTGTTAGTAAGGCAAAGGACGTGATGTATGAGTATTCCATCGCGGGCACCTTGCTCGGGAAGACGCTAGAGACTCACAAAGACCCGATGGAGCAAATGGCGCTCGCCACGATGCTGTATCGGCAAGAACTCGACAAGCTGGCAAATTCGACGGCTGCAGTGCAGGCCATCGGTCGCCCGGTTGGGTTCCCTGGCCTTCCAACCGATCCGGGCAACGTGGGCCGCTCTTCGGATTTCCCCGGCATGGGTAAAGCCTTCCCGAATATCGGGCCGACTGGCATGATGACGCGGGAGCAACTCGAAGCCCAAAAGCAAAAAATGAAGGAGCTGGGCAAGGTAGGCAAAGCGGCCTACCAGCAAGTCTCAACCGTCGTCACTGACCTATCGCGCGGCATCACCGACATCATCTTCAAGGGCGGCAAGCTGGGCGACATGCTGACCAACGTGGCAAAGCAGGCCGCGCAGTCCATCACGCGGCTACTCATTGAAGGCGCGCTGAAAAAGCTGACGGATAAGCTATTTGACGTTGGCGGGCTGATGGGCAAGGTGTTCGGCGGGGCCGGTGGAGCGGCCGGAAGCGCAGGCGGGAGCGTGGCGAGCGCGGCTGGTTCTGCGGCGGGCGGAATTGGCGGTGCTGCTGGTGGCATCGGTGGCGCGGCGTCTGCCGCCAGCGGTAGCTTGACCGCCGTCGTCGGCGCGGTGGGATCGGTCATCTCGGCTATCTCCGGCGTCATCGGAAACCTGCAGATGATGGGCATGAATAAAACGCTCGATATCATCGCAAAGCACACGCTCCAGACCGCCAACGACCTCGCCAACCTCCGCGCCGATGAATGGCTGCGCGAAGGTCACCTGATGGCCAAATTGGACGACATGTGGAAGACCAACCTCGGCATCTACGACCTACTTGGCCGTGGTGCGGTGGCGGGCGGCGGCGCGTCGGTCGTCATCAACCTCAACGGCGGCGATCCGAAAGCCGCGCTCGAAGAAATCACTCGAACCCTGAAGCAGTACGGCGTCATCCCACGCGGCTAAACCTTGCCAACCCCCATCGTAAAAATCGACGGAACCACCGTCTCCGCGAAACAAGGCACGCTAGATATGTCCTACTCGCTCGGCTCCCGCGCCGGGTTAAGCGTGACGGTTATCAGCGAAAACGGCAGCTATCGCCCGGTCGTCGGCAAAGACCTCGAACTATTCGAGGGAGCGACGAAACTATGGGCTGGCTCAGTGGACGAAGTAGACGAATTTTCGATCACGGAAGCCAACCCGACCGGGCGCTATTATGCCATCCGCGCCGTTTCGTGGGAACAGTACCTTGACCGCCGCTTCTGCTACAACACCAGCACCGGCCGCCCGCTGATTTATGAGCGAAACTTTGAGTACACCGCCAACGCGGGCACGGACACGCTGACCTGCACGGTGGCGCATAGCCTCAGCAACGGCGACAAAGTGCGCGTCAAGGCCCACGCCAATGGCGCGATACCGGGCGGGCTCTCGGCCACCGTCGAATACTTCGTGATATCGGCCAGCGGCGCGGCGCTGCAGCTCTCCCTCACCAGCGGTGGCGCCGCCGTCAACATCACCGACGCTGGCACGCTTGACCAAATTCTCATCAGCAACCGGGCCGGGCTGATCGTATCCGCTCTACTCACCGACGCGGCCACATCCGAGCCGATCGGCACCGCCAACATCGACAGCGGCGCCGTGGTGGATACCGTCATTTTTGACGCCGGAACGTCCGTCTCTGAAGCTATCGCCGCCCTGGCCGACGCCTCAAACTACGTGTGGTGGATTGACGAGGAGCGCGATCTATTTTTCAAGCCGCGCACGTATGCAACGGCGCCGTTTTCGATCAACAACACCAGCGGCAACTATCGAAACATTCGCGTGCGCACGACGCGCGAGGACAAATGCAACTCCGCGCTCGTCAACGTGGACATCGAGCAAATAGGCTACGAGGACGAATCCTTCACGGGCGACGGCTCCACCGTCAAATGGTCCCTCGCCAACCCTGTCGGGCAAATTGTGCGCATCCAGGTGAACGACGAGGACAAAGAGTTCGCCCAGTGGCTCACCGACTCCGACCGGGCGTACTACTACGAAATCGGCAAGGTCTACATTCGGCAGGATGCCGACGAAACCGTGCTCACCGCGGCCGATACGCTCCGCGTGGTATACCGCAAGTTCGGCGCAAACACGATTGCCGAAGAGGATAGCGCAGACATCTCCGCCACCGCCACGCTCGAAGGCAATAGCGGCATCTACGCGCTACCGTTTGACCGTCCAGGCATCGGGCAGCAACAGGCCAGCGTGGAAGCCCTGACGCTGGTTTCCGCGCGCAAGAACAACGCCGTCGAGATCACCTACGAAACCGACCAGCAAGTAGAGGCGACGTGCCACACGCTGCGGCCTGGGCAACTTCAGACCATCGCTAATAGCTACTTCAACGTCTCCAGCGGCACATATTTGATCCGCGAAGTTTCCCTTCGCGATGTCTATGGGCAGTGGTTGCAGTTCACCGTCAAAGCCATCAGCACAAACCGGCTGGGCGGCGCGGTCGAGTTCTGGAGGGCCATTGCGGGCGGCTCGTCTGGCGGCGGTGCCACCGGCTCGTTTGTGGCCGGCGGCTCGACCGGCACTGGCGGCAGTTCAACGCCCATCGAAATTACGCTGACGGCCAATACCACCATCGCTAGCCCGTATACGCCCACGGCGGCCGACCTGCTGACGGTCTACGTGACGCAGGGAGCTGGGCCGTACACGATCAGCTTCGATTCCGATTTCAATACAAATTTCGGCTCTACGCTCCCTGGAAAAAATGGCTCGGTGACGTGCTTCCAGTTCCGCGGGCGTGCCGACGGCAAGTGGTGGGCGGTATGCGCGCCCTATTCGGTTCTCTATGAATAAACCCATCATCCTTTGCGCCCTGGCCGCCCTGGCGGCGTTCGGGCAGTCACAGACGCCTCTTACCATCACCCAAAGCGCCGGAAGCGCTACGGGCGAACTGCGGATGCAGGAGCGGCGCACGAACGGGACAAACTACGTCGGCATCAAGGCGCCGCAATCCGTGGCGGCAAATACCGTCTGGACGCTTCCCACCGCCGACGGCACCGCCAACCAATGCCTCTCGACCGACGGCGCTGGCCAGTGGGGTTGGAGCACGTGCGGAGCTGGCGGTAACGTCAATCCTGGCGACTACGATTGGTCTCAAACCATCACCGCTCCGGGCGCGGCTGGTACCCGCACCATTACACTGACCCCTGGACCGCTGGGCGTCATCGCGACCGATACTGCAAGCCAGTATTGGCTCGTTGGCACGCCGGGCTCGTCTGAGGCGGTGACATCGACCGGCACTGGCACCTGTGACGGCACCGGGCAAACGTCTTGCACTATCGAAGTCACGACGGCCAACAGCCACACGGGCACCACGACCATTGCCAGCGGCAGCGTCGGTGCACAGGAAGCAATCAACGCGGCGTCTAGCTCGGTGACGCTCTCGTATCCCATCGGTAACCCGTCGTGGAAGACGCGCGCCTGCACTAACGGCAAAAACGTGACGTTCTTGGGGCAGGGAACCGGATCGGCAATCTACCTAACCACGCCAAACCAGCAAGGCATCTGCAAAAACTCGAACAACACGCTCGACGTGATACGGATGTCGATTGTGGGTGACACCACCACCACGGGAATCTATGCGCAAGCGCTGGTAAGTAACGGTGGGTCCGACCGCTTTATTGACAATTTCTTGCAAAATCACGCGGTAGGCATCAACCACCGGACCGCGACGGAATTGTATGTGATCGGCAATCGGTTCTACTCTACGCGCGTTGGGTTTGAGGTGGCCAACGAAATCAACTCCGATCAAGGCGGATTGACGGCGCTTGAAAACAACTTCGTCTGCACGTCAGATACCGACTCTAAAGGCGTGTTTTTTCACTCGCCAGGCGCGGCAACATTTGCCAATAATTACTTTCTTGGTTGCCGGGACAGCTTCTATGCCGATCTGGCTTTTGCCACTGTTAATGTATCCGGCACAGCCGCCACCGCCACCACGGGCCGCTTCTGGCCGATACAAGTCGGATTGGCTGTCTACGTGGACGGCAATCTCACGACAATTGCAGCGTATACCGACGCAACCCATGTCACCCTTGCCGATAACCTTGGCACGCTGACCGGCGCAAAGGTGGGACAATCGACCGGTCAATTCCACTTCTACGGGAACAATTTCGACAATCAGAACCGCACGGGCGTTTGGTTCGATAGCAAGGTGCCATTTGCTGGCGCGCAGATCCACAACAATTCATTTAGCAACTTTTTCAACGCCGAAGCATACACCGCCATCAAGCTGACCGGGCCGCGCTTTGCCCAGTTCGACATACTCGACAATCGGATGGCGAACCTGTCGGGCGTCACCTACGACCACACGGGCATCTACGCAGACCACGCGGGCCCGGATATCAAGATTTCAGGCAACACGTTTCGAGCGCATAAATACAGCCTACACCTCGACCTGGACGGCTCTAGCACGGGAGCGCAAATCAGTGATAACGAGTTTTACGGCGCGGGCGAAGCGGGCACACAGGGAGTCAAGCTGGCAAACGCCATTGGCGCCAATGTCACCAGCAACAAAATTCGCAACTATTCCACCGCCGTCTCCATCAGCGGGGCATCCACTGACCGCGTGGCGATCAACGGGGGAGAGATTACCTGCGCGACCAGCGGCACGGCTGTAGACGCGGCGGCGGGAACGAACATCACGTTCGTGGGCGTTGATCTCGGCACGGCCTGCACGACGGGATTCAACGGGGGAAGCGGCACAACGGCCACCATGGCGGCGGTAGTAGGCGCTCCGTCCACGCGTGTTAGCACGTCGGGCACGATCCGCGACGGGGTGCAGTCCAGCACGTACCTCAAAGATTCTGGCACCAATAACACCGCGTCGGTGGGATCAATTGAGCGCCATTCGACCGGCACCACCGCAACCGGCTTCGGCGTGCAGCAAGCCGTGACACTGGAGGATGACGCTGGAACCGGCATTATTGCCGGCGGCTGGCAGGTGCTCTGGGAGGATTCGACCGCGGCCAACCGTTATCCGCGCTTCGATGTGTTGATATCTAAAAACAACAGCGGGCAGACGATTGCCGCGTCGTTCGATAAAGACAAAAATTTCATTTCCTACGGTTCCTTGTACTCCCTTTCCGGCACCATCACGGGGCGCTTAGGGGCCGGTCTATCCAGCGGCGTTGGGCTGGGGGCGTTCTCGTTGCATCCTGTCACGATCTACACCGACTCCGCGGCGCGGTGGCAGTGGACGGCGGCGGGCATGTATGTGCCGATGGCTACGGACACCTACAACATTGGCGACCTAACAACGCCTCTTCGCGTGCGTGGGGTGTATAGCAAAATCGTGGACACGGCGCTGGCTGGCGGTACCGGCGATTACATGCAGACGCGAAAGCTGCAACTTGCCGACACAGGCGGCGCTACTGGCTTTTGGTATCTATCGGCCAACGCCACCACTGGCACATCGTCCATTAACATCCTTGATAACTCTGGCTCTCGTTGGATTCGCGGCTATCGGGCGCTATCGTCGTTGCCTTCGAATGACACGTTTGTATACGCCAACTGGCTGCCAGCTGGCCGCACCATTGCGGGCGGTGACGCTGTGGACGACGGAACACTTCCAACCATTGGGAACCTGTCAAACCGCTGGTCGTACGTGTTTGGAAGTATTTTAGACACCAACACCATTACCATTCGCACGGGGGCAACAAATAACTACATCCTGACTTCAGACGCAAGCGGAAATGCTTCATGGGCCGCCCCCGCGCCGTGTTCGACTTGTATCGTCAACGGTGGAAACACCACCGGAGCGATGCTGACGATTGGCACGAATGACGCGCAAACGCTATCCCTCGAAACCAACAACGTCTCCTACCTGCAAATCAATTCCAGCGGACAAGTGACAATAGCCGGAAACGTGGTCCCATCTGGCACGCGCGATATAGGCGCAACTGGCAATGAGTGGAACGAGTTGTTCGTCGGTTCCATAACCGCCACATCGATTATTGAGCCTAAAGTAAACGGCGGAGCGCAATTTGGCGACTCCTCAAAGCGCTGGTCGAATGTCTACAGTGTCGATGGTGACTATAGCGGAACACTTTCCACCGTTGGGCTTACGATCAACACGGGGGCGGCCACGGTTGGGCACGTCTGGACGGCCACGAGTACGGGCGGGGCCGGCTCCTGGCAGGCCGCCAGCGGCGGCTCATCGCTGCCTGTCGTCGATACTACCGGCATCGCAAAGGGCTCCAGTGACGCCAGCAAGATCGTGCGGTTTGAGGTGGACGGGCTGACTACCGGAACGACGCGCGTGCTCACAGTGCAGGACGGAGATCATACGCTCGCCGGGCTCAACATCAATCAGACCTTCGTCAATCCGCAAACGGTGGCTATCGCTAGCGTCCAGAACCAGCTCACCTTATCGCAGACCAACAACAGCGGGTTTTATGATCCGGCGTGCCTTGTGCTTGCCTCTACCGATACCGTCACCAGCACTATCTATGGAGCCGCGCGGGTGTGCTCTGGGTACGAGTCGGCAGCATTCACAGATGAGAAATTTGCCATCCAAACAGCAACTGGCTCGGGAACGTATCAGGACGCTATCACGATCAAGAATCAAGCGGTGACGATCCTCGGAAGCATCGCCGCCACTGGCTCGGCTACGTTCAGCTTCAACAGCGGGACGATGGCGGGCACAATGAAGCCGCTATTCGGCGGAACTGGCTCAATCGGCGACTCTGGCTATTCGTATGGGGCTGGCTACTTCTCTGCCTCTGGCTTCATCCTTACCGATACCACGACCGTAGGCTATGTCTGGACCGCGACATCCACGGGCGGCGCTGGTTCATGGCAAGCTGCGGCCGCGTGCCCAACCTGCTACGTTCAATCCGGAAATTCATTCGGAACGGCCGCGATACTTGGGACTTCCGACAACTTCCCCGTGTATTTCAAGACTAACAACGTCGTCCGCTGGGATATATCAGCCGGCGGTAATCTCGTTCCAGATTCAAATAACGCCTACACCTTCGGCCATCCCAGCTTTCGCCCCAGCACGATCTACGCCATCGATCTGAATGCGTCTGGCACTGTGACCCTGGGAGGCAGCATCACTGGCGACGTGCTCCCCACTACGACTGGCGCATACGTAAGCGGGTCCAACACGTACCGGTGGGGCAAGGTCTCGACCTTTCATGTCGATATTGACGGGGATATCGCATTGAGTTCCGGCACATCGCTATCCGGCACGCTCGTCCCAACGACCAACAACTTTTACGCGCTTGGGAATACATCCTTCCGCTGGTCCACCGTTGCTACCACGAACGTCAACATCTCCGGGACCATCACCACCCCGTCCGGTTCCGCGGGCATCACGTCGACAAAGACCGTGCGCGACTCCGCCGGTACCGGCACCTGCACGCTGATCTTCAGCGGCGGCATCCTGACCGGCGGCACCTGCTAATAGATCGCCACTGTCTCACCGCCGAGTAACACTATTTCAACAGCTTCCTCGTCAGGGTATTCACCTTGCGCGACAAACACCGGGGCATCGGGCGGCATCGCCTGTAATCTTTCGATGAGTTCCTTGACGGTCATGCTTTAATTCTACGCCCTCCCCGCGTGCCCTCTCCCGCGCGGGTGCTTCGCGGGGTGTGCGAAAACACCCTGCTATCTGATCCGCCACGCGCGGAAACAGTAACGGCGGCGTTATGCGCCGCCAGACTCCTTGGTATTCTCAATTTATGCGTACCCTACTCGCACTCCTGGCCATGGGCATGGCCGGGGCGGCCGAAGCGCCGAAACCCCCCGCCCCCCTGAAGACCGCCGAACGTATGGCGCTGTCGGAGCTTTCCGCCAAAGTCGCCGAACTCAACAAGCAAATCGACGTCATCCTCACCGAGGCTTGCGCCGACCGCAGCATCCCCAAGGATCGCTGCCGGTTGCAACAGGACGGCACGTTTCTGACGCTGCCGGAACCGCCGAAACCGGAGTCGAAAAAGTGATCTCCGCAAAGCTGATCCCGGCTATTCTGCTGGCTGTCGTGGCGCTGCGGGGCGAGTCGATCTGCGGCAAGGACGACCGCAACCCCACGCCGAACGTCGATCTCGTCCAGGTGTCCTGCATCGACTTCGACCGGCTCCGCGCGCAGGCGCCGGACTTCCCGTGGCCGGTGGGCAAGGTGACGCAGGTCCTCGTTCATATCCGCGAAGGCGACGCCGTGCGCGTGACAGTCGATGGCGTGCAGAAATTCGCCGATCTCATTCGTGACGCTTGGGGCCGGCTGATTGCGCTCGTCCAATTCGACGGCGTGGACTACAAGGCGGTGACCGTCAAGGTGTACCGGGCGGTGGAGGAGTGAAACTCCGCACCGCTGCCGTAGTGGCCACCACCGACAACGGCGACAAGATCGGCGGGCCGTACTTCCTCCCGCTGGACCAACCCGCAAAACAGGAAATAAAAGAACTCGCCCGCGAATACGGGCCGCTGGACATCAAGAAACCGGAGCAAAAACTATGACCTACAAGGCAACCAACAGTGCGCACAACATGACCGTCGAAGCCGCTGAGAAGTTCGTCGCCAAACTCCGCGCGCTCGGCTTCCCGGTGGGCAAGTTGCACGCAAACGGAATGGCGGCCTCGGAAGCGGCGGACTACGTGCCCGTCGAAGAACTGGCGCTGGAACCGGGCGAGAAATACAACCTCGTCGCTTTCGCCGGTGGTGATTGGCACAACCTGGCCATGCTGGCGCAGATGTTCGGCGGCGGCAGTGTCGAGGAGTTTAAGCGCATCGCGGCCGATCTGGCGACCGATTGGCGATCGGCAATCCTGAACATCCCCGGCGCCGCAAAGGCTATCGAAAAACTGATCGAGAAGGCATAAGCGATGCGTACCGCATGGAAAGCCATTCTCGCCGCCGCGCTCGGTGGGGCCGCTACGGCAGCATCTGACGCGCTCATGTTCGACGGCACCACTCACCCCAAGCAACTTGCCGCCAAGGCCGCCATTGGGGCCGCTGTGGCCGTTGCTGGGTACCTCAAACAGTCACCGATCAAGCCCGAGGCACCACCGCCCGAGAAGTGAAAACTCCAATGCCGGAGAATGAATTGGAACAACTCGAACGTATTGCGGGGACCCTCGATAATATGCGCGAGGACGTGAGTGCTCTCACCACGTCCCAAGCTGTCCAGACCTCGGACATCAAGCACATTTTAGACCACCTGGCGCGGGTT